CGGTGGCGGTATCCACCTCGAAATGCACCCCCTCGCGCAACTCGTCACCGGCCACGCCCGCGCGCACCGTGCCAAGCACCGGCTTGGCAATCGGCCGGGTGTAAACCGCCTCGCCCGAGCGATAACTCTTGCTCAGTTGAAACCCCGTCGTCACCCCGTCGCCACTGGCGATCAACTGATCATCAAACGCCACAGTGCGCGACGGCGCACAGGATTTGTAGTCCGCCCAATCCTTCCAGCGAAACCCGAAAAGCTGCCCTTGCCGCGCCTCGAAAAACGCGATCAAAAGCTCCACATCGTCGAGCGAGCGCATCGCCACCCCGGCATCATAATGCCTGAGCGAATGCGCCCAGGGGGTGTTGCGCTCCTCGAACCCGTTGGCCAAGGTGACGATTTCGGTGCGCCGCTCCGGCCCGCCCACCGAACCAAAACTCAGCGACGCGGGAAACCGCACTTCATGAAAATTCATCTTCGCTCCTCACCGATTACGGTTGCCCTGCGCCAGCACCCGGCTCATCTGCGCCGCGATCTGACTTTGCGAGCGGCGAAACCCCCGCACATCCGGGGTGGTGATGTTCATCACCACATTGATCGACTGGCCGCCGCCTTGCGTGCGCACCCCGAGCCGGCCGTCGGCACCGCGTGCCAGCGGCATGATCGCCTCCGGCCCGGCCTCGCCCATCAGCCCGACCCCGGCCCTGCCGCGCATCGCAAACAGACTCGGCCCCGAGACAACCCCGCCGCGCGCAAATGGCATCACCCGGCCTTGCGAGAAACTGGCACCATCCTTGAACGGCAATATCCCCGAAAGCAGCCCATTCACCCCTTTTGCCACCGCCCCGCCCAACGCATTCTGCACCGGGCGCATCGCTGCCGAATAGGTTGCATTGGCCATCGAGCGCGCCACGCTCTTGAGCGCATCCGAAAGCCTCATGCCGTCAAATGCCACCCCGTCGAAAGCGCGCCTGAGCCCCGAGCCGAAGCTCCGCGAAAGGCCATCGACCTCGCGCCCCGTGTAGAGCATCGTCTCATGCATCCGCGCGAGTTCGCCATCGAACCCCGCAGTCAGCGCCGTCGCATCACCAAGCGTGACCTCCAGCGCTGCAATCTGTTCGTCGAGCGCAATCGCCGCATCACTCTGCATCGTCTGTCCGCCTTTCCGGTTTGTCGGGAAACTCCCGCGCCAGTTCACCCAGCCGCTGGCGCGTCAGCGGCGCGCTTGCCGCGTCCACTCCGAGCATCAGCAAAAGCTCCGCCGGGCTCAGCGACCAGAACCGCTCCGGGCTGAGCCGCAGCCCGCACAAGCCCACGCGCAGCAACCCCGGCCAGTCGAAAGCGCTCATCCGCGCACGGCCTCGGGCACCGTAAAGGCGCGTGCCAGAAGCCGTGCTGCAACCCGCGCCGCCTGCATCGGCCCACCGCCGATCTCGGCACCTTTCAGCTCCTCGGCCCCGCCGCGCCAACCGCCGCCCCTGAGCCCCGCGAGCAGCAGCGCCAGCACATCGCGCGCGCTGAACCCGCCGGCCTCGAAACGCTCGACCAGCGCCACCAGCGTATCGGTGCCGAGGCTTTCCTCCAGCTCCGCCAGCGCCCCCAGCGTCAGCTTCAGCACATGGCGCTCACCATCGAGCACCAGTTCAACCTCGCCTGCCCAGGGGTTCGCCATCAGATCACCGCAAAGCTGAGTACCCCGGCCGAGGCCAGCGTCAGATCATAGGTGGCCTCGCCCGCATGCTCGCCGGCATACTCGATCGAGCTGATCTGGAACGGCCCCTGAACAATGCCGAAATTGGGGATGATGACCTGAAAATCAGGGACCTGCCCATCAAAGAAGATCTGCCGCGCGCGCTCGTCGGTGGCGGCGTCGCGAAACACCCCCGAGCCCGAGATCGACGCTGATTTGACCCCCGCACCGCCAAGCAGCTCGCGCCAGCCCCCCAGACTCTCCAGCGAGGTGACATCCACCGACTCGGCGTTGAAGGTGATCCGCGAGGCACGCAGCCCGGCGATGGTCTCGAACTGCCCGCCGCCGGTCAGGTCGAGTTTGATAAGCAAGTCCTTGCCTTTCTGGGCAACCATGTCTGTCTCTCCGATGTTTTGGCCTGATGGCCTTGTCTCAGTCGCCTTCCACGAGAGCGCGGAAGGTCAAATCGATCCGGCGCCGGGCACCGCCGCCGATGCGGCGCGCCCGTGCCTTGAGAAAGCGCAGGTAGACGACGCGCCCGCGAGTGAGCACCAGATCAGGACCGGTGAGTGCGTCCGAGATCACCGCCGCCGCCTGCTTGGCCCGCTGAAACCCCGCCGCCGCGCTGATCACCGTCACCCCGAAATCGTGCACCGCGGCTCCCGCGGTGGCGTCACCCCGGTCGCGCGCGACCTCATGGCCGAGGGTGATATAAGTTTCGGGCAGTGCTGCTACCGCGGGCGGCTGGTCGTAGATCGCCGCGCCGACCAGCGCCGTCAGGCCCGCATCGCCCGCAAGCCGCTGGTAGACAGCCTCCTGCAGGGCGGCAGTCATTCCATAGCTCATCCCGCCACCTCCTCATGGGCAAAGCATGTCAGATACCGGCCGTCCGCCATGGCATCGGCGACCGCCAGAATGGCGAAGACCCGCGTGCCGTCACTGAACCTCTGGCCCGCGCACGGTCGCGATGGCGCGCCATAAGGAACATGGCGGATGATGATCCGGTAAGGCACACGCGACACGCTGGCAAAATCCAATGCCTTTTCCTTGCCGGTCCCGGCCCGCAGAGCGGCCCATACCTCGCCCAGAGGAACCCAGCTTTCGGTCATTCCTCCGGTTCCGTCAGGGGTTTGTGCGAGCGCCTCCAACGTCAACCGCCGGCCCAGCCTGAGCCCGCTCACGCTCGCGCTCCACCAACACGGACCCGCCGGTAAGGCTCGATCAGTCCCAATACCTCAAGCGGGATCGGGGGGCTTGCAGCCGCGTCGAGGCGCAACTCGAACTGCGCTGCCGCAAGCATCAGCACCGCCTGGCGCAGATCGGCCGGGACGTCTTGCCACGCCGCGCCAAATCCGGCCTGAAAGACCACCTCTGCGGAGCCATCCGCCGGCACCGGCGGAAGCCAGCCCGCGATCGGGTTGATCTGCGGCCGCCGGGCATCCATCACGAGTGCATAGGTTTGCGGGGCCAGCACGCGCGCCTGCCCGACGCGATCGACCAGACTCACCGATGCAATGGCCGAGACCGGCGCAACCGGCAGGGGCTGCCCCCGAGGCTCGCTCCATCTGGCGATTCGCCACAGAAAACCACGCTCAAAGATCACTTGCCCGGTACGCGCCTCGATCGCCGCCAGTGCGCCACGCAGGCTTAGCTCCAGCCGACCGTTCTGCGCCGCATCATCGGCAAAGCCGGACGATAGACGCAAGTAGGCGGCAAGCTCGGCCATCGGCAGCGCTGCCACCGCAACAGATGCCTGTTCGACCAGATACATCACCATTCTCCCAGAATTTATTTCCCCGGATGGGCGCGCGCATCCCACGTCGCTCGGACGGAGGGGGAGCAGCTAGACAACGCAGGAGGGAAAGACCGCGCGCGCCCTGTTCCACCCCCGGGTTACGGGAGCGAAACATTCGTGGGCCCCATATGGCCGCAACGGCTCAGCGTCAGGCGAGCGCGAACTTCAGCAGCTTGATCGCGGCAAAGTCGCTGACATCGCCGCCAACCCGCTTGGTGGCATAGAAGAGCACATGCGGCTTGGCGGAAAACGGATCACGCAGCACCCGCAGCTCCGGCCGCTCGGCGATGGTGTAGCCCGCGCGAAAATCGCCAAAGGCAATCGCGTCGGTACCAATGGCAATGTCCGGCATGTCTTCGGCGATCATCACCGGGTAGCCCATCAGCCGCGCCGGTTCCCCCGCCGCCAGCCCGTCCGACCACAGAAAGCGGCCATCGACATCCTTCATCTTGCGCACGGCCCCCGCGGTCTTCGAGTTCATCACGAAGGTCGCATTGGCGCGGTAACGCGCGCCCAGCGCGTAGACCAGATCGACGATCGCATCGGCCGGATTGACATCGGCAAAATCGCCATCCTTGCCCGAGGCGACATAGCCCAGACTGCCCCAGGCCCAGGCGTTTTCAGCCACACTCGGATGGATCAAAAAACCCGTCGGCTTGTCGATCCCGTCGCCAGCGACAAAAGCGGCGGCCTCCGAGCGGGCAAACTTGTCGGCAATCCGCCCCGCCAGCCAGCCTTCAATATCGAAAGCGCTGTCGTCGAGCAGGCGCTGTGAAGCCTTGGGCATGGCCGAAAGCTCGTGCAGCGGGATGGTGATCCGCTCGATCGTCGGCGTCGCGGTCTCGGCGCTCGCCGCCGTCTCCGTAGCCCAACCGGCACCGATATCGGTGGTGTCGACCAGCACATCGAACGAGGTCGCCTCGACATTGACGACATTGGCCACCGCGCGCAGCGAGGCCGAGGATTTCAGCACGCTCTGGATCCGGTCCGAAGTCTGCGGGTCAACCAGGTAGCCGCCATCCGCGGCCACCGCCGTGGACATCGCCTTGCCTTCGAGCGCAAGCCCGCGCAGAGCGTCATCTTCACCGGAGCGAAGATAGGCGCGAAATGCTTTGAGATGTGGCGCCTCGGTCTCCGCAGCCGTTGAAAGCACCGGGCGTTGATAAGTCATCGTCTTTGCGTGAAGCATGGAGAGTCGCTCTTCCTGTTGTTGGAGTCTGGTCCTGATTTCAGCTTGCTTGGCGCTGAAATCGCTCAAAAAGCCTTCCAGAGCGGCCTTCACCTCCGCCGCCGGCGCGTGGCCCGCGGGCAGAGATGTTGCGGCTCTTGCCTTGGTCTCGATCTTGCTCATTCGTCATTCCTGTTTCATCCAGAAGGTTCGATCGCTGGCTCAAAGCTCGGCCAGCTCCCGGCGCGCCGCATCGAGAGCTCCCGCCAAATCGCGCATAAGCGCATCGGCCGTGGCCTCCGCCTTGTTGCCCACCCGCGCATCCGGAAGCATCGGGAAGGTCACCAGCGAGACTTCCCAAAGTTCCAGTTCCGCCAGGAGCCTGTGGCCCTTGGCGTCCCGTTCGGCTCGCACCGTCCGGTAGCCGATCGACAACCCGTCGATCGCCCCGGCGCCAATCAGCGCCATCGCTTCACGCCCCTTGCCGACATCTTCCAGCAAGCGGCCTTTTACATGGAGTCCTTTCGCGTCCTCGCGCACCTCATTCCAGACCCCGATCGGCTGTGCGGGATCGTGCTGCCAGAGCATCTTCACCGAACGCCCCTGGCGCGAAATTGCGGCGAGCGACTTGGTGTAAGCCCCTTTGGCCACCACGTCGCCACCACTGTCGGCAACGTCAAAGAGCGAAGCATAGCCTTCGATCACAGCGCCATCAGTAACCGAAAGACCCTGATCGAAGCTGCAAAACTTTCTTTCGAGACTTTCGGCGCATTTCGTTTCTTTCATGAATTTTCCTTCATTTCTGGACATTCTGCAGGAGCATCTGGAGAACCTGCGCCGCAGCTATCCCCAGCGCCCCGGAGAGCAGCAGCGCCAGCCACTTGCCAAAATGTCGAAAGGCTTGCTCCAGCCGGGCAACCCGCTCTTCCAGCGCCTGCCAGCGCGCCTCGGCCGCCCGCTCCCATTCTTCCAGCGGTGCTTTCGGCCGCTCGAACGGTTCGTAGAGAAACCGCGACCCCCCCTTGGCCGGTCGCCTGCTCATTGCGCCTCCGCGAGCTTCGGCAACCCCAGCATCCGGCGCTTCTCCGCATCGGTAAGAAACGTCGCCGTCGCAATCCGGCGCCATTGCTGGTCGCGCTCGGTGGCCAGCGCCGGAACCTGATCGAGGTCGGGTCCAAGCTCCATCGTCTCGCCGATGAACCCCGCCAGCCAATGCGACACCGACGCCATCACCCGCGCCACCAGCGGCACCACCGTCAGCCGGTAAAACGCGCGGTTGGC